ATATAAATTATATTTCCAGAGTATTTTTTAACTTCGGGATTAGAAACTCCTTGATTAAAACTCTGTCCAAGGTAATATGTTCTATTATTTATTATGGTACTTATACCAGGACTACCAGATGAACCAAAGTTAGTATCTATTCCCAAAGTACCTTCATTACTAGCAATATTGACATTTCCGCCAGTAGCAGGATTTGCTGTGAATCCATGTAATGAATAACCGTAAGTAGGATCAGTTTTTAAAGATCCATCAGTATTAAATCCAACCAAACTCTTATCTTGCCAATATTTAAGAACTCCTGTAGTTTGGTCATAAGAAACAACTCTTCCTACAGCAGTAGATCCAACTCCTACTGTTTGAGTTACTTGTCCATCTAAATTAAAGGTAGCAGTAGTATAACCTGCTCCTGTTAGTTTTAATGCATAAAGAGAACTTGCTTTAGATAAATCTAAATTTGCAGTGGAATTATAAGCTTCTGGATTTTCTACAATTCCTATTCTAGCAATTTGGTTCCCTGTAATAAAATCTGGATTAGAAGAATCATTTTCAATCTTAGAATATACTAAAACATTAGTTGCTCCCAATTCCCTATAGATATCTGCTCCATGACCTCCTTGAGGGGGAATAATAACATTAAAAACTGGAATAGTAGTTCCTGTAGGAACTCCACCAGAAGATAAATCTAAAGTACCATAAGTATATCCAGATCCACCTTTAGATACATTTACTGATTCTACTTTAGCATCATTATTGATAACAATGGTAGCCTCAGCACCAGACCCATCACCATTTACAGGAACACCAGTATAGGTTCTATTAGCAGTTCCTATTCCAGATCCTCTATTAGTAATAGTAATAATTTTTAATTGTCCACTAGTTGATGCATTATCTCTTACAGCAGAATTATCTGTACTTGTTTCCCACTCAGTTGGGACAGGCATAAAATTAGTAGAATCAAACTTAGTAATATCACTAGGTTTAATTGTATAAAGATATTTCCATATATAACCATCACCACTATCACCTGCTGATTTGGGTTCAAGGTCTGTAAATGTAGGTTGATCTAGAGAAGGTCTTCCTGTAGTATTTTCTGGGTCTGTTCCATTTTGAAGGCAAATATAAACTTTATAATCTTCATTTACTATAAAATATTTTGAGGCATATAAATTGGTAGCACCAGAAGGTTTTGCTGTATTTGTTCTACTAATATCTCCTCTATACATATCATAAGTTATACCAGAAGTCCACGTATTCTTAGCAATCATTCTACGTACATCAGAAGTGGTAATCTTCTTCAACGCAATCATAGTATCCCAATAATCATCTTCTTGTTCAAAACTATCCTTAGGTGCAGGAGGATTAGCATCCCAAGTAGAAGAATAGTTAGTAGCATTAGGTAAACCAACAAAAGAATAATAAGAATTAACTGAAGAAGTTGCAGCAGAAACAAAATTCTTCGCGTTCAATATTCTAAGTTGATCAGTTATAATGGCGGACATTTTACGATTTTTTAGTTATTTATGAATTATAATTTAAGTATCTTAACGGATTAACTCTTTCAACTATAGGAGAAGTAGTTATTCCTGTTAAACCATCACTATTACCAGCATAAGAGGTAAATACTCTTGCTTTACCTCTTGGAGAAGTAGCAATTCTACCCCAACTATATTCACCAAAGAACTCACTATATCCAAGTCCAGTTAAACCATTATAATCCTGAACACTAACTGTGACTTGTGCAACATAAGTTAAGCCAATTCCTATACCCATAGTTTGAGCAATAGAAACATTAGCAACTTCATACACATTATCTAAGAAGGAAGTTCCTATCCCCACCACAGTTCCATCTTGATATAAAGAAGTAACTGAAGCACCTACATTAGAATTAAATACTGTAAAGTAATATCCAGTTGCAATTCCACTTACAGTAAGAGCAGTTCCTACAATATCAGCATTTCTGAATAATGACTCCTTAGGAAGAAGTAAATCAAAGACAATACCAGTAGATGCTACTCCTACAGATGTTGTAGATATACCAGATATAATACCAAAATCACCAGAATAAGATACATCATTAATAGTTTCTATAGAAGCAGCTGATTTGGGTTCTCCAATAAGAATAGCTGGAGCAGCAGTATTGGTATATGCATATCCAGTAGTAGTTCCTGCATAAGAAACATTAATTGCACTAACAGTTCCCACTCCACTTATACTTGCAGTTGCTCTAGCACCTTGAGAAGTAGATAATCCTATTGGAAGAGAAATTGAAACTGTAGGTGCTATAGTATATCCAACACCAGGATTGGTTATATCAAATGAACTTAGAGTTCCAGTATCAGAAATTAAAGCAGTAGCAGATGCACCAACTAAACTATCTTGAGATATGATTCTAATATCAGTTTGGTTATTGTAATTTTCTTTAGAACTATCAAAGAATGTTCTAATATTAGAAACAAATATTACAGTAGAACCAACACCAACTGATTGAATAATATTAGTATTAGGATATATTAATGGTTCATAATGAGGTCTATCTTTAGTAACTGCTTCTCCATCAATAAATTTATCTTCAATTTGCCTAGACCATGTGACAGATCTTTGGAAATTTTCATTGGTAGTAATTCCAGGACCAGGATATAAATTTGTATTGACACTATCAGAAGAATTAATAGTACTTACTGTTCTATTATCCTCTTCTAAACCAATAGATTGATCATATAATTTTAATTCATCTCCCTTCTTAACTGTTTCTAATATATCAACAGTAGTAACATCAACTGAACCAGTTCCTTGATAGAAAAGAATCTTAGAAGTGTCTCCTGATTTTGGAGCTTCTTTAAAGGTTATATAACTACCACCTTTAAATTCATATCCAACATTAGGAACTTGAAGAATATCATTAATGAATACTAATATAAGAACTTCAACATCTATATTTGATCCTGGTTTGGATTGAATAGTCTGTTGAACACCATTTAAATTTAATGCAAAGGAAATAGTCTTTCCATCAAATAATGAATCTAATGGATCTAATACTTGGAAATCACCAACAGTCCATCCAGCAAAACTATCACTTACAGTCTCATTAACTGTAAGTTGGAATTCTCTAAATTCTGAAGCTCCTGCAGTTGGAATACCTACAGTACCACCAACCCCAATAGTTAACTTCTGAGTTTCACCATAACCATATCCCTGATTAATAATCTCAAAATCAATTACACTACCACCCAAACCAACAACTACATTAGCTCTTGCTTCTGATCCCACTCCAGATTGATTTGAAGAATAGAATAGAGGCATATTATCATAAGATAGTGGTTCATCTATAACAACTGATGGAGGATTAGTTGAAGTATATCCAGTACCAGGATTAGTAATAGCAATACTTACAATATTACCACCACTTATAGCAGCAGTACCAATAAACTCAATATTAGGTGCTCCTGTACTTAAAGTTTGAACTCCTACATTAACTACAGTTTGAATACCAGATCTATAACCAGAACCACTATTTCCTATACTTACAGAACTAATAGTTCCCAATCCAGAAACAACTACAGTACCACCTGCAGCAACTAATGGTTGATATCCTAAACCTTCTGTAGAACCAACAGAAACAATAACACCACCTAATGGTACGTTGGAACTATTAGGATCAGATGCAACTGAAGAAATAGAACCTGTAAACTGAATACTAGTAATTCCTACACTTTCTTTAAGTGTATAATCGCCAGGAACAGAAACACTTCCAGTATATCTTTGGGGTCCTTGAGGAATTTGATTAACTAATATAAGAGCATTATTAGTAGAAAATCCTGCAACATTGCTTCCTCCAGATTTAAGAGTAAACTGAGTGGTCAATCCAGTGAAATTGGAAGAAATATCATCAAAGATATAGTTACCAGCATAAGGTTCATCAGAACTACCTGTAATACCAGACCTCATAAAGGATCTTCCATTAAAGGATGAATGAGTTGCAATACCAACCCAATCCCTTTCATCTGGTTCATTAGTAGTAGTTGATAAAGGAGTTAATCCAACAGGAGCAGTAAAGAAGTTAACAGTACTATCAACAATATTATAATTTCCTTCTACCTTAGTAATTACAGTTCCGTCACTATGAACACCTGATTGTGTACCCATCCAAGGTCTAGTTACTAATAGAACGTTGGTAGCACCCAATCCAACAGAATCTACCTTCATAATCTCATCACCAATCTTCAACATATCTCCACCCGTAATGGAAGTGATACCTGACAATTTAATCTTATCTGTAGTAGCAGATACATCAGCAGTGATAGTTGTTGTTACAGCAGTAGAAACTATTGGTGATTGAACAATATTATCAATACTTAATATACATCTTGAGTTTTGTTTAGTAGATGTAAAGGAATGAGAAGTGCCAACTCCAACTGCAGTAATATCCAAATAAGTAGGACTTGTCTTCAATGCATTCTCTGCAGAAGTGGCAAGTCTAAGAGTAGAATCATCAACCTTAACTGCATATACAGTAGAAGGAAGTTTATCTGTAGTACCATACCCAGGTATAGCTTGTGAGGTAATTTCAATAGCAGAAGTAGTACCAGCACCAGTATATCTGTAAGATAGCTCTTCACCAGTTACAAAGTAATGATCAGGTAATCTGATTGTATCTTCAGTCAAACTAACTGTAGTAGAAGCACTTCCTACAAAGTCTCTCTTAAAGATTGGGAGTTGTCTATGCTTAAGATCAAATGCCCTCTTAACATCAGTCTCAGTAGCAGTATAAGCACCAAATCCAGTATCAATGGTAGCATTAGTTAAATCTATTTCATTAATTTCATTTGCTTCATCAACTAGTCTTAAAGCAGCTTGGAATACCCTAACCTGAACATTTGCACTTGCTATAGGAGTAAATGTTAGAGTAGTATAATCTCCAGAAATAGCAGCACCAAAATCACCAAGATTAGTTACAGTTTGGTTAATAGCATATTCTGTTATGTAAGAAGTAGTACCATCATCTACTACTATAACTTCTGATATTTGATAATGACTATTAGTGGTATCTTCTACACATACAACATAATAAGCACCATTAAACGTTTCAGTTTCATATTGTGCTACTGTAGTAGCAGAAGGAGAACCACTAGAAGATATAGAAGTATATCTGGAATCTAGATTAGCAGTATTTAATGATGTAGTACCAACTCCAGCAGATGATGCATTTCCAAAGTCAACATGTACAGTATTAGCAACATATGTACTTGCAGTAGATACTGTAGGATGAAGATCTAAATGAACTCTAGAACCAGCAATATAAGCACTATATGTTCCAAGACCAGGTTCACCAGATGCACTACCTACATTACCTGTAGTTAACTGTCCATACTCAATCATATCTACATTAGTGCCATCATGAACCAATGTTATTTCATCATGCTCCCAATATGAAGCATCACTAGCAGCGTATGCTACTAGAACCTTAGATCCTCTGTAAGTAGTAGCAAAAGATATAATACTATGCTGTGTGGTGATTCCTAAAGGTATGGTTGTAGTACTACTTGTAATATTAACAATACCACCCAATCCAGTAGAACCTACTCCAGCAACACTATCAGAAATATTAAATGCTACATTAGAAACATCATAATTATTATACTTAAATTTCTTAGGATAGAATAAAAGTCTTCCATCATCACCAGCAATATCCATATCATAGGAACCTAAATCTCCACCAAATTCACCAAGGTCAGTGTTAGTTTCAACTCTACCATACTGGTTTAAGAAGATATTACCAGAATCATCATGAAGAGCAGAAACTAATAGAATCTGTCTTTCTTTAGTAAATCTCTTATCCCTAATAAAGGTAAGATATTTTCTATATCTAACACTTGCTAAAGTAAAGCTATCAACAGACATGAATGCATCTGTTCTAGCATTATTATTAAAATCTCCACTAATATCATCAACTGTCAATACCCTATTACCTATAGACTCATTATAATCTGCTAGAATTTTAGTATCAAAAACTAATTCATCAGAAATAATATTAGAACCTATTGTTAAAGTTTTTTCTCTTACTAAATCAAAATCGAATACTGTATTCATATCCATTATAGAAATTAAGTCATTTACTACATCAAACTTAGTTTCATCTTGAGTAGAACTCATTCCAGTTTCTTCTTCACTACTAATAATTAAATCACTAAATTTCTTAAATCCTGCTGTATGATTTAAAGTAGATACTGGCTCCTTCCAATCTTCATACTGTATTTCGGATTGAAGAGAATATGAGAAATATTGATAATAATCACTATCAAACAATCTTTGCTGATTATCATTTAAAAATCCAGAATTATTTTTCCATCCTTCATTAACTATAGAAGAAGATTCTACATTATATAAAGAACTATAAGAAATAGAATCTATAATAGTAGCTTTTGTACCTGAAGATTGTCCACTAATAGTTTCTCCCTTCAAGAAAGTATGAGGAGAAGATACTTTAAGAATTCCACTCAATTTATTAGTAGATTGCAAAACCCCAATTTTATCTCCACTAATTAAAGTTTCACCAACTTCAAATTTATTATCTTCTAGATTAATATTAAAAATTGGGAAATAACTTTCAGGAATAATCTTACCAGCTGAGGCTGCTGATAAAAAAGTTCCAGGAATAGTTCCAGTAGGAATAATATTACTTAGACCATATCTTACTGTACCAAGAGTTCCTCCTATATTAGGATCTGTTGCTTTTATTTCAAATAATGCATATTCATAATTTTCACTATTATATCCCTTTCCTGTGCTTCCTAATCCAACACTTACTCCCTCTATCATAACCTTCTTACCCACCTCAAATGGATAATCAGAAGCATCACTAAAACTAGCTCCAATAGTTACAGTTACATCCTGAGTTCCTTCATTATAATCAATATTATTAATAGTAATTCCGTTAGAATTGCTAGTAGGAATAATAGTAGGTACGACATCATTTAAATTTTTACTATTTCGTAAAATAGTAACTTCAGTGTCTCCTATTTCATAATCCAATGATATATCAGGAACTACTTTTTTAGTCAATCCATCTAAGACTACTAAACCAGGAGAAGTTAGATAATTTACACCTACTGAAGTAATACCTACTTTAAGTACAGAAGCAAGAGCATCTACTTCTATTAATTGTGGAAGTTGGGATTGAGGTCTTAAAGTTTTATCCGAAGAATAATCAAAACCAATATTTTGAATATCTACATTTGATATTCTACCTATAGAATTACTTTTTGGTTTTAAGATTGCTCCATCACCAAAATCAGATAGAATAGTACTAATACCAGGTAGACTCTTATATCCAGTTCCTTTAGAAGTAATTAATATAGATTCAATAGGTCCATATGCATTATTACCATCTGTAGAATAAGTTAACTTACCATCAGATGTTACATAGTTTAATTTTTTTGGAGAAACTTGTGCAGAGAATGAGAAAGTAGTAGTTCCTACTCCTACTAATGCATAATGTCCGTTTAAAGGATTATGAGTTAAAGATAAACTATTAGGATTGATGTTATTAATATTATCCCTAACAATTTCCTTTTTAACATCACTATTAAGAGTATCATTTATAGGAGTTAAATTATAATATAAATCTTTATTAATTTCTTCCACATTTGTAATAACTAAAGAAGCAGTTGCATCTATACCAATTCTTCCATTTTTACTAACATTAAAATCATCAGTATCCCCTGAGGTAAAATATTTGTTACTTAACTTGCTATCATCATATAGATCAAAATCAAATGCACTATAAGATACTTCATTATTACTAAATGATAAAGAAGAATCTGATAAATCAAATGATATTTTTTGATTTCTTTCTACCTTAACATTTGGATTAATAGGTGATATAGTACCAGCAGAAGCACTAGTAATATTAATTACATTAGGAGCAGATTTTTTGGATTGATAAAATTCATTACACAACTTAATTGAATCTAAGTCTACAACATATACAAAATAAATTCCATTATCAAACAATCCACCAGATGCTGTGGATGCTGTATAGATAACTTTTTGGCCATTATTATAACCATGTCTTGAAATGGTTATTGTATTAGTAGATACGTCAACATCCCCTGAAGCAAATGTTCTAGGATTAATAACTAATCTTCTATTATAATCATTATATGCTACTTTTACTGTGGTGGTAATACCTGGAAGAACATTTAAAAATACATTATCTTTAGTAGTTAATCCATGAGTTGAAGCAGTAGATACTGTTACTAAAGATTTTTCTATTTTACCTGTTAAAACATTCTCATAGTTTGTTTTAAAACTATGATATAATCCAGTTCCTATTCCAGTAAAATATAAAGTGCTAACATTGAGATTGGTGCTATTAATTCCTACAAAGGAACCTGTAGAACCTAGACCCACTCTAGCAGTGGAGATACCTATCAAATCTTTTGATAATGGAGATGCATATAGTGTTTGTTCATTGGCCAATGTAAACACCATTGTACCATCAGTAGAAACCCCTAGAGCAGTCCCTTCATTAGTTCTATAGGTTAATCTATCCCCAGAGTTTAATCCATGATTTTTAAAATAAATGGATTTTGTAGGAACAAAAACTTCACTAATACCTGCTCCTGGATTTGAGAAGAATAAAGTAGATCCAATACCAACTCCAGAAACATTACCTAACGCAACAGATTCTTTGGGGTTAAAATAAAGTTCCTTATTAAGTCTGAAATTGGCATTATCATTTCTAACTGGTGGTATAAAATATAATGATCGTGGTTTCTGAGTTAAAAGAGAATTAGATGTATGAGAAGAACCTACTGTAGAATCATATTGTCTTATAACTCTAATTCTAGATAGTTCTTCATCAAGATTCAATACTTTTACTTTTTCAGTTCCTATTCCTAAAACATCATTTGGTTTGATATAATCAGAATTTACATTTCCTGATATATTAAAGAAAGTAACTATACCTGTAGTAGAAATACCAGATACTTCTTCAAACAACTTAAATGTCTCGGTTCTTACTCCTACACTTTGAATATTATTATTACCTATTCCATTTGTACTTAATCCACTAATAGTAGCAAATTCCTGTTCATAAAAATTATGAGGAACAGTAGTATATCCTACATATGTGTGAGTATTTCTGTTAGGAATAAACTCAACATTAGAAAAAGTAGTACGAGCAATACTAATTTGATTTATAGTTTTTCCACCAACTAATTTAACTCTGGCTTTAGCTTTAGATCCACTAGTTCCATCACTATCAATTTCAATATAATCAGTTGTTCTATAACCAGATCCGCCAGTAGAAATACCAATATCATCAATTCCTCCAGAACTAATATCAGTAACAAATGTTTTTTGTTGGTTAACTTCATTAGGATTAATTAAAAAATCATAAGTAGAATTATCAAATAAGAAATTGTAAGGACGTGTATTTCTGACTAAATCTGTCTTATTTAAATCTACATCATCTTGATTTGATGTAATATTAAAATTATATGATATTGGTTTATGCTTATAAGAATTACCTATAAAATAAGGAAACTGAGGTCTTCTATAATTTTTAAATGATCCTTCTGAATCTTTAACATCTGGATTAATTGTAGAAAAATATGCATATACTCCTTCTGGATATTCTGGAGTTTTGCAGAATCTTCCATTATGTTCATCCAAATCCTTATCACTCTTAAAAGCATAATCTTCTACAAAGAATCCATCTGGATATACTTGCTCTCCATTAGATGTAAGTGGGTTAGGTCTATATGATGTTATAGCAACAGAATAACCAGACTCAAGTACTTTTATAGAACCTCCAGAGTTGGTAGAATATCCATATGGTCCATAGATAGGTGAACCATCATATGCCCATCCAAGAATTGGAGAATGAGATGTAGAATCTTCTTCTATATCATTTTCTAATGTTAAATCTGGAACAAATACTTCTTTATCTCCAATAGTTTTTCTAATATAAGTAGATTGTCTTAATTTTCTTGGTGAATATAAATGAGTATATTCTAATTCATAATCAGAATTTAAACCTTTACTAACAACCCCATCATCAGTTGTAATTTGATCATTCTGAAGTAGTCTTTCAAAAGTATTAATAGTCCATGTTCTTGGATTAGAATAGAATTTAGCTTCACTTCCATTACTAGTCACTTTTATCTTTGCT